GTCTAGGTCCCGGCCGCCCTGAACTTTAGACGGGGGTGGCCCGTTCCGATGCGGTTTTCGCCTTGTGGCATGTCTGGCAGGTGGACTGCAGGTTCGAATCATCCTCGATCTGCTCGTCAGTCCATCCCTTCGCGCGGGCGCTGGCCTTGCTCATCTTGTGGTCAACCTCGCTGGCGATGAAGCCGCAGCCCGGCCCCTTGATCCGGCACAGCCCACAGTCGCGGCTCAGGATGCGTTTGCGCCTCTGCTGCCATGCATAGTCGTAGCCACGCTCCGTGCTGGTCTTGCCCTCATTGGTGCGGTTCCAGCCCGTCTCTTGCTTGGTGTGCTTGCGGCAGTAGCCAGGCGTGTCTATCAGTGCGCCACATGCCACCTTGCGGCAAATCGCCTTAGGCCTAGCTGGCATGATGGCCCTTATGTGGCAACTACAGTGCATGGCGCCTCAACCAGCGTCAGCGACAGATCCTTATCCAGCACAGCAAGCCTCACGCCCTTAGGGGCGAAATGCTCGAGTTGCTGCTTGATGGCTACTACCTGCTGTGCCGTGAGTCGGTGAGCAACCGAGAGCACGAGCATATCGCCCTGCTTGGGGCTCAGCACATCGATGCGGCATGCGATTTCGTCGTTGGTCATGGCGTATTCCTGCTATGTAGGGGTAGTGCGACGCATCCGATGCATCCGCCTAACCAGGCGGCGCCGCTCCAGCTGCACGAGCAGGATGATGAGCGCAACAGGCAGGACGATGACGCCCAGCACCTCGACTGCGATGATGGGCCAGAAGAGGAGGATGAATGCAGCATAGGTCATGCTTTCTTGTCCTTGCCCTTGCTGTTCTTGCTCATGTGCGCGGCAATGCCAGCCAGATCCTCAGGTGTTAGCGCAATGGTTAGCGTAACGCTAAAGACGTCATTTGCAGCAACGTGCATCTTCATGTCACGCTCCACCTTCTTGCTAACAAGGCCAAGGTGATCACACAACGCTTGGCCGAAGTCCTGCGACGAGTAGATCATGGCTTACCTCTTGCGCATGGGTAGTGGCAGGGCTGCTGCCGTCTTGTCGATCGGGTCGCCCGGCTTGCTGTATCCCTTATGGGCAAACAGGTCAGCCACACGCTCAGCGCGGGCGAGCTGTTCGCACAGGTCAGTCAGCACCTTGTTGTCAGCGACAGATACGATGAGGGCAGGGCGCTCGCCTGTGATAGCGCGGATCAGTAGTCCACGGTAGGCGAGGGCTTCGGGACTCATGCTGCCCTCATGCGTTCGTAGGCCGCCTGCTCACGAAGACGCTGCACTGTGTAGCGCAGGTAGGAGAGTTCGTCTTCGACGCTCATGGCGTACCTCAAAATAAAAAGCCGCCTATGCATTGCTGCGACAGGCGGCGAACCAGTGGGTACTGGAGGAGATCGGGGCTGGTAACGCCAGCTAGTCGAGCCCCAATGCTATCTGCAAGAGTGGGCTGTAAACGAACAAAGCCCGCATCGAGCGGGCTGGTTTGCTTTTCTCTAGGCGTAATTAGACCGCCTGAGCCTTTACTATATCAGAAAAGCGTTGCCGTGCATACATTGCGCTTCAGTTTTTGTGTTAGCTCGCTGCGCGCGTCTTCGGCAACGGTGATGAAGTTCGCATTCGGGAAGCGCCACACGCTCGCGATACTGCATGAGCGGTAGATTGCCCATACGTGCAAGCGCTCTAGGCTGTTGATCATGGCGTCCGTTGCGGCACCGATACGCTGGTCGGCTTCCTGCTGCGCTTCGTAGATGTCGGCGCCCGATTCGCAGTCGCCAACCAGGCCGCGCATCGTCTTGACGCCTAAGTCCTTGTCCTGATCGCCGGTCATCCAGTCCTTCCAGCACGCCAGGCACAACTCCAGCCCGTCCGCTTTAGCGAAGGCAGGCGATACAACCTCGTCACGACGAACGCGACGCACCGCTGATGCGGCAAAAATACCGGGCGATGCGATTGCGTTCATGTGTTTCTCCTAAGGAAGCCCGACCGATCTTAGCACATTCCAGCAAGAAATTTCCTATTCGAATGATTTATTTTTTACATCTTCTGCTGCCTGTCTCTGCATCGCCACATACTGCCTCCTTACGCTCAGGTTCGGCTTGTCGAGCCGATACGAGACGCATGTCGGGTTGCTCCACGCTACGTAGACCAAGCTGTACATCGGCGTGTCTACGCGCTTCTGACAGATGCCCATGCCGATATCACGGTAGGCCGGGTCTGCGTCCTTTAATTTGAACTCGTCGCACATGGCGCAGATGTCTTCGGGGTTGTGGGTGCGGGTCATGGCTGGGCCTTCGCCTGCCAGCAGCCGGCGCACTTTGGGTCACTCGTTGGCTTGTCGTAGTTGCATCCGATCGTGCCGAACGCTGCCTTGATCTCGACCTGGCGCGGCGTCCGCACTAGGTGGCCGGTGGAGTCGCGGAACACGGCCCAGCCATCCTGCGCCACGTAGGTAGCGTCAGGCGATTGGGCGGGCTTTCCGTTGCATCCGTAGATCATGGCTTCCTCCCGTATGCACGCATGACCTTCTCGACGCCCGGCTTGCACTCCTTGAACTCGGGGCAGACTCCATTGCGGTACACGCAGTCAGGAACGAGGAACGGCACCAGATCCGGATCAGCCTCCTCCATCGCGTTGCGGGCCTTGCGGAACGTGGCGACCGTCTTGCCGCTGGCGGCGTAGCAAAGGCGCTTGCGGGCCATGGTGATGAGCGCCTGAGCGTTGATCACCATGCCATGATTTACCGGAGTGTTGCGGGTCACGACGTCATCCCCGGCGCCACCGCGGTCATCGCGCATCGACTGAACGAAGTGCTCGACGCCGATCTTGTGGCGGGTCAGGTGGACGGATACGAACGTTGGGATGGCGTGCAGCTCGATCCAGAACAGGCGCGCGCGGATCGGGCTATGTTCGGTGCGATACCATGCCTTCATCGGCGCCTTGATCGGCTGGCCGTGCGTGGTCATCTGTGCGGCGCGCTGGACGACGCTGATGTCTGTGAGTGCTTTGATTGTGATCGTCATGGTCATCCTTCTTGGGCCATCATTGCTTGAGCGCGGGCGTAGGCCCTGGCAAACACGCCAACCTGCACCTCTGGCAGCGATCGCACATACCACATCAGCGCAGCGCGAATCGCGGTGTATTCGGTCGTGGTCAGGTCGAGCAGGGCGGTCGGGCGCAAGCCAGCCTTGACGAGCAGGTTGTATGCCTTGTTCACGAGGTCGTAGTAGTTCTTCGACTTCGTCTGCGATGCGATGCTTGCCGCTGCCAGGAGCGTCGTCGCCAGCGAGTTGTAGCCGGCGTGCGGGCAGGCGCCGCGCTTGGCTGCATCAAGGTAGATCATGGTTGGCAGGGTCAGTTCGTCGGCGTTCTCTTTGCCGATGCGCTGCTTGCCGGTGATGATGGCGAGTGGGTTGAGGTGGGTGGTCATGCTGCCTCCTTCATTGCGCGCAGCTTGGCCCGGTACTCTTTTTTGATGGCGATTAGCTCGTCAACGGTCCATCGTTTTTCTGTAGGCGCGTATTCAAGTCGCTCCAGTGCGCCCACGGCATCGAGGCCAATTCGTCGAACCAAGCCCTCGCGATACCGGATACGGGTGGTACCGCCTGGACGATTGCACCCCTTCCTCTGCTTGTGAACGTTTTGCTCGTGGAACCTAAGATGCGGCGCATGACCGCGGCTGAGCCAGTGGCCGGCATCCCAACCACCGCCCACGCCGCCTGCGCCTGCGGCATCGAATGCCCCGCAGCAGATGCATGGTTGGTCACGATCCCTGTAGCGGATATAAGCGTTGAAAGCAGCTTGCGCCTCATTGAGGTGTTCTCCTTTTCGTTTAAGGGCTTCCTTACGCGTGCGGGTCTCCGCCCGATCATCCCGCACAGCCTTCCTCGCCGCCCGAGCCTGCGCCGTCTTCTGCTTCGCCAGCTTGGCGACTGCGATCGCATGGCCGCAATCCGGCGAGCACCAGGTGATGAACGTCTTCTCAGGCACGAACGGAGCGCGGCATGTCTTGACGGCGCATTTCTTGGTGCGGGGGCCTTTGATGGGCATGCGGCGAGTGAGCATAGTCCTCAGCATGGCGCGATCTCCTGATATATTGCGCGTTTGGGGGCGGCTTTGCGTGCGAAGTGACTTGCTTGGAAGTTGTTATCGTTGGCTAGCATCGACGCCGATATTCGCTCGACCTGCAGCGACCCGTAGTCCGGGTTCAGTTCGCAGCCGATATACTGGCGCCCATGCTGCACGGCCACCGCCGCGGTCGTGCCGCTGCCCATGAACGGGTCCAAAACGATGTCGCCACAGCGGCTGCCCGCCAGAATGCAAGGCTCCGCTAGCAAAGTCGGGAACACGGCGAAATGCGCCCCTTTAACGCCTCGCGTGTTAACGCTCCACACGTCGCGTCGATGGCGCTTCGATCCATCTGCTGCCAGCTCTTTTACAGCCTCATGGTCGAAGTAGTAGCGCCCCGATTTCGTTAGCAAGAAGATGTGTTCGTGCGACTGTGTGAAGCGGTCCTTTGCTGGTGATGGCATCGCGTTCGGCTTGTGCCAGATGATGTCCTGGCGAAGCAGCCACCCATCAGCGCGAAGCGCGAAGGCCAACATCCACGGAATGCCAATCAAGTTCTTATCCGGCATGCCGGTATGGCGCCGCAGCTTTCGGCCATCTTCGCCTCCGTGCAGGCCTCGTGCGTGCTTTCCGCTAGTGGAGCCGCCCCACTTGCTGTCCATTGCATAGCTGTCTCCGATGTTCAGCCACAGGGTGCCGTCATCGGCCAGCACGTCACGCACCGCACGGAACACTTCCACCATTGCCGTTACGTAATCGTCAGGTGTCTGCTCCAGGCCCAGTTGCCCATCCACGCCGTAGTCGCGGAGACCAAAATATGGAGGGCTAGTGACGCAGGTCTGTACCCGTACGTCTTTGCTAGCTAGGATCCGCAGCGTTTCTCGGCAGTCGCCAAAGATGATCTTATTCATGTCTCGCCGCCTGTTCCACTGCCGCCGCTCTGTCGGCCAGTACAGCACGCGCGAACGCGATTGCTCCCTGTCCGGTACGTACCTTCAGGCCGACTTCGGAAGCAATCTGCAATATCCGGGCATCGGTCAGGTCTACTGCGTTGGTGGCAGCAATCCTCTCACTCATATGCAAGTCGGCTTCGGCGGCATTGCTGGGCGCCCTTTGCATTTCATTCGTCTTTTTCATCTCAGGTTCTCCTGTTCTAGTTGTCGCCCGGGCTGGCCGGGCGGGGTGGGGCGAGTTAGGCGACGATTGCGATCTTCCAGTCTTCGGCCAGCAAGTCGCCTTGACTCGGCACCCAGCCCGGCTGATGTTCGCCTTGTGCGTTGAACAGGACGAAGACTGGCTTGTATGTGCGGCGCTGACCTTGGAAAACGCCCGCGCCGATCGTGAACGACAGATGCTCTTCGAGGTACACGTGCTGCCCCTTACCGTTCCAGCCGGCGCGCTGCACGCACTGGCCCGCCTTAAGTGCTGCGAGTGCGCCGCCGAAGTCCTGCTGTGTTTCGTTGTTGCTCATGTGATATCCTATTTGCTGCGTTATGCGCTCGCGCGCGAAATGGTTTCGTCAGCTGGTGGCCCGGCCGTTGGAATGGCGCACCGGATTTGCGTAACCCTTCTTGCCGCCCGATCCGTCGACGCCGTACATGGATGGGAGCTCGCCCGCAACTTCCAAGTACTGCTGCGAGTCGACGTCGAACCAGAAGCCGAGCTTTCCTTCGAACTCGCCGTTACGCTGCTTCTCGCACGCCACAACGCACGTTGGCTCGCCGTTGTTCTCCTGCGCTGCGATCTTGTTGCGCCAGACGATGAAGAGGTTGTCCACCTGGTCGGTGATAGCACCGGAGCCCTTAACGTCGAACTTGCCCGGCGTTTTGTGCTCGCTCTCCCCCTTCTTGACGTGGTGGACGAGGTGGATATGAACGTTGTGGGCCTGAGCAAAAGCGCACAACTCGGTAACGAAGTCCTTCTGTGCGTTGTAGTCGTCCTCGCCCTTGACGCACTTCATCAGGCTGTCGATCACGAATTGCGTCACGCCGAAGTGCTGCACTGCATAGCGCATGACGGCGATGACCTTGCGCCACTCGACCGAGCCGACATGGTCGTAAATCCACAGGCGCTCGTCAGTCCACTGGCCGAACACTTCGAGGAAGTCGACGGAAGGGAGCCTGCTACCGCACGCTTGCCGGCTCATGCGCTGCATCTGGCTCACGGGCTTCATCTCGAACGAGGCGACCATCACGCGCTCGGCCTGGTAGCACAGGTCCAGCACGACTTGCGACAGGAACATCGACTTGCCGTGGCCGTTGATGCCGGCCCACAGCGACACTTCGCCTTGGCGGAAGCGCACGCGGTCCTTTGCCTTCTGCCAGAGCATCGTCGGCGCGCGGGACTCGCCCGATGGAACGTGGAACGCGTTGATCGTGTCCTGCAGCCAGTCCGAGGCCGGGCGCACTTGGTGGTGCTCGGGCTCGACCATGTAGGCCGAAAAATCGATATCGTCGGGAATAACGTTCATCAGATATGACTCCAAGTGCGGCGTGCAACGATGTTGTTAATCGAGACGCTTGAAAGGTTGAAGGTAGAGGCGAGCACTTTGGTTGAGGTGGTTGCAGCCAACGAACGAATTTTCTGCACGTCAGATGAAGTAACCTTTGCATTCCTGTTGCGCTCACCTTTCGCTCCGGCCTCTACGAAGAGACGCGATGTACCCTTGCGGCGCTTTTGGTACGCGTCCTTCATGTTGTCGGAGTGAGTCCCAAGGAAGATGTGGTCAGGGTTGACGCACGAAGGGTTGTCACAGCGGTGGCACACGCATAGGTCGCCAGGGATTACGCCGTACGCCTCTGACCACACCAAGCGATGCGCCAGAAACGATTGGCCCCGCACGAACAAGACGCCATATCCATGCTTGTTCTTCGTGCCGACCCATTCCCAGCACGAGTCGGTTTTCTTCGTGTACTTCGCCAGTCGCTCTTCGATTGGCTTTGGGCGCGGGCCCGGCTTAAGCTTGGACTGCATACGGTTCTCCACTTGGGGTGCGGCCGTAGATCCGGCCATCTAAGAAATCTTGGTTTTGGAAGTCCAGCCACGGCAAGAAATCCAGTTCGTACCGCCACGACCGCACAGGCTTGCTGATGTCGTCGGCAGCGGGGATGAGGTAGACCTTCGAGCCCCACTTGCCGGCAGGCGTCCACAGCGACAGGCTGTCCGGGCGCTGCATGGCGATCTCCTTGAGCGGGATGAACCAGTCGTCGGCGTCGTTGATGTACATGCAGATGTCCAGCCCGCGGACCCAGCGCCAGTCGTAGCGCACGCCCATCTTTGCGAACACGACCGGGTTTTCGGCTACGACTGGACCAGTCATCGACACGATCACCATGTCGGCAGGCTTGAGTCCGTTCATCCGGGATGCGAGGATCGGCTGTGCGCCAGGTGGGAGCCGGGTGTCCATCACAGAACGTCATCCATGCGACGGCCATTAGCCTGGGGTTGAGTCGGAACCGCCTTCGGGGCGTACACCGCCGTCCAGCCGTTTTTGATCGAGTTGCCCAAGATCGCCGCCACGTCGTGACCGGCTTCACGGAATTCACCCAAGTCTGCAATGACGAGCTTCAGCGCATAGTCGGTCGGCACCTTCCGGATCTTCTTCCGCATGTCGAGGTAGCCGTCCCAAGCTTCCAGCGGAAGCCAGTCAGGCAGGATGAGCGAGGCGTCGGCCGAACTCGGACGCGCTTGGCGGTTCCGTTTTGGTTCAACTGATGGTTCCTTGATGGTTATGGGTGACACCATGTCAGGGGTGGGGCGACTTTGTGTCAGGGGTGGGGGTGACACAGTTGCAGGGGTGGGGTGACAATCTGTCGGGGGTGACAATGTGTCAGGGGTGACAAATTTACGGGGGTTGATGTGGTACACGGTGCTGCGTCCGTTGCGCATGTCGCGGGCAACGATCCCGGCCACTTCCATGTCAGTGATGTGACGTTGAACGCTACGGGTGGTCATGCTGCACTTCTCAGCGAGCATCGTGATCGACGGGTAGCACTCGCCCTGGTCGTTGGCGTTGTCGCACAGAGCCAGCAGGACCATCTTCTGGCCAGCAGGCAGGCTCGACTTCCACGCCAGCGTCATGAGAGCGATGCTCATGCGGCCTCCCTTTGTGCCGGCCCGAACAGATACGTTTCGAACTCGTTGCGCACGTGGTTCGGCGCCCAGGTCTGCACGATGCGCTGACGAACGCCATCCTTTGACTCGTTCACCTCTGGCGCAAGGCCGATCATAGGAAGGCCAGAGCGCAGCGAGCGCGGCAGCTTCTTGACTTCGGCCGGCATGGGACCGTATTGCCAGTACTGGACAACACTCGTATAGCCATCGGTAAGCGGCTCAAAGCGGAACGCCAGATTCTCTTCCTCGAAGGCGTGAAGCCGGCTGAGGATGCAAGTGCTGCTGAATCCAAGTTCCAAGGAAAGATCCTTGACCGTCGAGACGGGATTGCGTTTGAGGCAATTTAGGATGCGACCCGAAAGGACAGCCCTTTCCGCAGCCGTAGGGCGACGTTGAGTCATGGCTGTGCGCTCCCGTTGAGGACGCGAACCAGACGCTCAGTCGCGCGCCTGCAGTCGTTGTGCCGTGCGAGCCGGTCGTCGTACTGCGCCTGCATGAAGCCGAGCGTCCAGTCCTTGAGGCCAGGAGCGCCCGGGTTCATGTTGTGGCTGTCGATCCGCTTGCCCTTCTTGAACGCAGTAGCTCCGCGCTCACGCTGCATTTCAGGGGTGACGATGAGGGTGATTGAGTGGTCCATTACGCGCCCGCCTTTTCAGCCATGCCGTTGACGCGCGCCAGCAGCTGCATCATCGGGCGCACCGTCGTGAAGATAGCCGCCTCGATGGCCTTGACCTCGTGCTGCTCGATGCGGCCGTCAGCCAAGGCTTTGTGCACTTCCGCGCCCAGGTTGCCGAAGTGCTGCCACATGTCGGTGACGGACTCGAGCACCGCCATGTCGCCGGACGGCTGCTCGTCGAGGCGCGTGCACACGAAGCCGTGGTTCGCTGCCAGCGCATGCAAGATGCTGTAGTCACCAGTGAGCGCCATCAAACGGTCGGCGTCATCAAGCGTCGGCTTGTTCGTTGCGCTGTTCGGATTTGCCTTGTTGCGCAACACTTGAGGCTGCATGCCCATGCGCGCAGCGATCGCTTCGCAGCCACCGGGAGCGGCGTGTACGGTTTTATGAAAGGCGTCGAGGTGGTTCATTTTGCAAGCCCGTAGAAAAATGGTGCGGTGCGATACTGATGAGTAGACAATGTGACTATGGAAAATTTGAACTGCACTGCTGCAACTAAAACGATTCCCGGAGTAACCGGGTGCTGCCTATTGGCAAATCTGAATCGGGCAAAAAGCCGCTGGCTTGTTACGCCTGCGACTTCGGCGAAGTACGCGGTCGTCGCTTTGACAAGAGCTTCAGCTTGGATGCCAAGGCCTCGATCGCTAGGTAGGTGGTGGCCTGGCAGTTGGGCTGGCCGTTTAGCAGACGGTTGACCGTCGCTTGCGATGTGTTGATCTCGGCAGCAATGCGTGGCTCACTCCAGCCCGTCTTGGCTTTGATCATTCGCAGAAGTTCTTGAGGTAGGGTGTTCATGCACTCAAGTCTATACGAGCTTGAGTAGTAAATCAATACTCGCTTGGTTAAATATTTGTATAGCGCTATGCATGCACGGATAATTCGCGACATGGATATAGGAAGCCGCCTCGATGAGGCAATGCGGGACGCGAAGATAGAGTCGCAGTCCCATCTCGCGCGCTTAAGTGGAGTGCCACAAGCGACGATTAGTAGGATCTTGAAGGGCTCTGGTAAGCAAGGGCCGGAGACGGTCACGCTTGTTGCGCTAGGGCGGGCTCTGAATGTAGAGGTTCGTTGGCTGCAGACGGGGTCTGGGCCAAAACGCCAGGGGCGGGAAGAGCACTTAGAGCTTGGCGAGAAGGTTGACCAGTCCTACCCATTGAAGCTGGTAGACCAGCCAGCGCCACCAGAACTCCAATGGATCACGCCAAGAGAGGCGGAGTTGCTCAGCGAGTTTAGAGCCTGCGCTGAGCCTCAGAAGAAGACACTGCTGACAGCAGCTCGCGGCTTACCGAAATCCCTCGCTCGACCCGTTCCCGCCGTTGCTGGCGACAAGGCGAAGTGACATCATCGCGCGCTTGGGCGAGTTGACAGCCATTGCTTGTAGCATGTAGAGCGCGTCACTTTGCGATTCGTCGCTCATACTGTCAAATGCTTCAAGTATCGCCGCCCGGCGCCCCAAATTTTCCTGTGCTTGCTGTTGTTCCACTGCCGCCTCCTCCTGGAGTATTCCTGTTGTTATCCGCCACCAACGGCCCGCTTCAGATCCTGTAGCAGTCCGAGCTTGGCTATCCGTACAGCACAGAACTACTGTACATCTAAACAGTAGTTTACAGCAACCAGAGTACGATCTATTTCCTGACGGAAGTAACTATATGCTCTTCGGGTGATTACAGCACAAGCAAGTGCTGCGCGTGTTGCTTTTTTGTGGTGTCATATATGGCACCATGTTCGTCCAGCCGTTTGCTATCGCGCAACAATCGCGCGATGGAAGAATCGAACAAGCCCAAGCGCACCCAGAAGACCTTGCGACTGCCACCGGACGTCCAGCAAGACATCGAGGAAGCGGCCGCCAAGGCTGGCCACTCGGCCAACGAAGAGATCGTGCGGCGCTTGCGCGCGTACGCCCAGGCGGTCACGCTCAAGGACATCGTCAAGCAGAATGCCGAGCTGAAGAGGATGTTGCAGCGGTTGATCGACGGGCAAGGGTGATGCTTCTAGCAAGACGAATCGTTCTGAGCGATAATGCATATCGGTTTACGTGAGGCATGCAAGCAATGACGATACAAGACACAAGAGTGGTGCCGAACTGCAGATATGGACATGGTGACCTGAAGAAGATCACCGTCAATTATCCGGGCACGAACGATGAAGTTCGATTCTCGATGGTTGGCACGAAGAACTTCTCGTTGAGATTCGTTGGGAACATTTATGCGTGCACCACTTGCGGTTACACCGAATTTTTTGACGACGAGCCCCATGTGACTGCGGGCACGACGAGTGCAGATAGTGGATCAAACCCATGAGCGTTCATGCCTTCCCCGGGCAAAATGGCCCAGGTAGTGGAACGCCGGTTGACAGTGGGGGCGGTCCGCCGCATGATGAGCAGATGGAAGCTAGGGTAAAAAAACTTGAAGATGACCTGTTGACCATCAGGGTTGACTTGGCTGTTGTGCGGTCGAACTATGCAACCAAAGAAGACTTGCATAAGGAACTTCACAACATGACCTGGAAGATCATTGGCTCGATAGCTCTTCTCTGTGGCATTGTATTTTGGGTTGCGAAGAACGTGGCTCCGCCTCCTGCGCCAAGCCCGAGCCCGAGCCAGGGCGCTCCCATAACGCCACAGGCCGCTTCGCCAGCCCCGCCGCCACAGGTGCTTAAGCCATAATGAGATGCCCGCCCCGAGCGGGTTTTTTTACGCCCTGGCGTGATTGCCGAGTATACAAATATTGCCACATCGCTATACTTGAGGGTGCGAGACGGCACGCGATGATGCCGTAAGGAGAACTTGATGGCCCTCGTTGCATGTCATGAGTGCGGCACCCATATTAGCGACCAGGCATTAGCGTGCCCGAAGTGTGGAGCTAAGCCCAGAAAGAAGACAACGCCAACAAAGAAGGTCGCCAGTTGGCTGCTCGCTGGCCTCATAGCATTCATCGTCTTTCACTTGCTCCCCAGCGAACAAGCCGACACTACCGTCTCTAAGCCTGAATCGCCGGAGCTCGCAGCGCAAGCGGCTGCCAGAGCTGCAGATCAGAATCGCTTTAGGCAGTCGATGCATATGCTGCGACAAATTCGCGACTCGATGCGGGATCCTGACTCCTTCGTAGTAGAGCGCGTCACTGCGAACGATGACGCAAGCGTGATCTGTGTGCAGTACCATGCACGCAACGGCTTTAACGGCATGAACCGCGAGCAGGTTGTTGTCGACAATGGCAAGGGCAACAAGGGCGCGGACGCTTGGAAGAAGCGCTGCACATCATCCATGCATGACATGAACATGGCTGGCGTCAGTTTGTAACCGCCCAGCCATCATCACGAAGGCCCGCCAAGTGCGGGCTATTTTTTTGCACATATTTATGCAAGCGCGTATTGCATTTTCTAACCAAGCTCGTATAATCACTCCATACCAACCGAGCACCGCAGCCCACCACCCGGAGGCGCGAGCAGCGCGGCAAATAGGGAGAAGACGATGAACTGTGATTGCCTGAAATTCAACGAGGCCCGGCTGATCGAGCACTACAGGGCGCACGGCGTCATGAATCCCCGCGTCACCGAGGAATTCCTTGGGATCAATTTCTCGACCGGCGAGTCAACCATCAGTCTGATTTACACCATTCGCGGCGACAACCGCCCATTCAATACGCAAAAAGGCAAGCCATGCCACATGGTGGCGTCGTTCTGCCCATGGTGCGGCAAGTCGGTCAAGGGGAATTCTGTCGACGCACTAGCCGTAACTGGAGCCTAACCATGGACCGCCTCCCAGACTTCGCAGAAGACCGCATGACCAAGCTGAACAGCCTGATCAACGCCCGCATCACCGCCATCGAGAGCGACATTCTCGTCGGCCGCAAGTCGACCATCGTTGCTGTAGCTGAGCGCCTGAATGGCATCGAAGCCGGCGCGGAAGAGGCTGATGTGCTGGTTCGTGCTGCTGTGCTCGGCAACTCGGCGCTCGTCGGACCGCGCATCGCCGAGGCGGTATCGGCTGCGATCTTCTTTGAAGCTGAGTCGCTGGCTGACAAGGATATTGCTGACATCGAGCGCAGCCGGGATGAGTCGAGCGGCGAGGACCGGATTGCGGCAGTCGAGTGCGATCGGCTGATGGCGATGAGCGGATAACGAACCTTGCCCGGGGCCCGGGTCAGTGAAAGGGCCGAAGGATCGCTGCGCACCTACATACAACGCGCAGATTGCCCTGATCTCGGGTCAGCAAATTGAGGGTCTTCTTCGGACACAGAAGCGCTCGGATTGCGTTAGGTCCCGCCTGACTGGTCGTAAGCCAGTCACCACACTGAGCCCGTAACTCAGCCCGGTAGAGTCAAGGGCGGCTGTTAAGCCGAAAGGCAAGCCGCAGGATCGAGGGACACGCGCGGCCCTCAATGATCTTAGTCGCTGGTTCAAATCCAGCCGGGCTCAGTGTGGTCGAAATGCTTGCGCAACCCCAGCACTGTCGCGTAGGGGCGGCCGCACCCAATCAACAACACGCCGGTACGCCGGCCAGAACGAAGGAGCAGGGAATGAAGATCAGCCAGCAAAAGACCGTGCAAGTCGACGTCAAGACGTTGGAGATTTACTGCAAGGTGTCGGACCGCTTCCAGTACATGCTCAAGGATGCGCAGGGCGAGGAAGTGTTTTCGCAGGACGACGGCTACGTTCCCGGCTTCATGCCCGGCCAGCACTACGGCGATTACATCATCCTGAATATCGACCTCGAGACGGGCGTGGTGACGAACTGGCGCGCGCCGACTGCTGCGGAGCTTGAAGAAGCCATCAAGTCTGATGACGAATGAGGCGCACCATGAGCTTCCACATCACCGCCCGCACGGCATCTGACGTTTTCTCGTACACGGCCATTGGCGACCGCGATGCGCTCATGGATGCCGCTTACCTGGCCGGCGCTCTCGGCGTAACGATCGTGAGGCTGCCATGACCGCCCGCGACGTCTCCGTAGCCAAGCTGCGCTTTGCCCTCTGCCTGATCATGGCGGCCGTCTGCGTGGCAATCATCGTGAGGTTGCCGCTGTGATCCGCACCGCTGCCCAAGCCTTCGTCATCGTCCTGGCCCTGCTGATCGTGTTTGCAGAGGTGCAGCGGGTAGATGACGCGAATGTACCAAATTGGAGTCAAGAATGAGCAACATCGTACCGTTTCAAGAGATGGAAAGCATGGCGAGCTACATCGTGCGCTCCAAGCTGTTCGGCGCCAAGGATGAATCGCAGGCCATGAGCCTAATGATGCTGGCCCAAGCAGAAGGATGCCACCCCATGACCGCCATCCAAGACTTCGACATCGTGCAGGGTCGCCCGGCTCGCAAGACGCATTCGATCTTGGCGCGCTTCCAGGCAGCGGGCGGCTCGGTGGCATGGGAAGAGATCACGCCGACTCGTGCGGCTGGCACGTTCTCGCACAAGCAGGGTGGTTCGCTGCGCGTCGAATGGACGTTCGAGCAGGCGAAGAAAGCCGGGCTGACCGGCAAGGACAACTGGAAGAACTACCCGCAAGCCATGCTGCGCGCTCGCTGTATCGCTGAGGGTGTGCGCGCTGTCTACCCGGGCGCCATCGGCGGCATGCTGACGGTCGAGGAAGCTCAGGATATCGCGCCAGCCGCGCATCAGCCGAAGGACATGGGCGCCGCCGAAGTGGTTGTGTCGCGTGACTGGATCGCGGCTGCGGCAGCCTGCCAAAGCGCCGAGGAGTTGACCGCCGTATGGCAGGTGGGCGTCAAGGAAATCCAGGCGTTAGGCGACAAGGATCTGTATGCCACGTTCAAAGCGAGCGTGGCAGCGCGCGGCGCCGAGATCAGGGCGCAGGCGCAAATGGCCGATGCCAATGTGGTGGAAATGGCCGGCGAGGTGCAGCCATGAGATTTGTCGAATGCGCCCAAGGCACCGCTGAGTGGTACTCCAGCCGCTGCGGGAAGATCACCGCCAGCTGCTTCGCCGACGCCGTCAGCCGCTGCCAGAAGAAGTCTAGCGCTCGCAATGTTGGCGACCCGACGGCGGTAGCAGAGCGTTACGCCGCGGACTTGGCAATCGAGCGCGTCAGTGGTAAGCCGCACGGCGAGCCGGTTAAGGCATGGGTTCTGGATCGCGGCCATGAGATGGAAGCGCAGGCCCGGATGATTTACGAGGCACGTACCGGCGCTTTCGTCACCGAAGCGGGCATCTGCCTGACCGATGACGGCACCTTTGGCTACAGCTCAGATGGCTTGGTTGACGACGACGGCCTTATCGAGATCAAGGCGCCGATCGACAGCGCAAAGATCCTGGCGATGTGGGAAACCGGCGACACGTCCGAGTATGACCATCAAATGCACGGCGGGCTCTGGATTACGGGCCGCAAATGGGTTGATTTCATTATGTACGTGCCGGACCTCGCCAGCGTCGGCAAAGACCTGTTCGTCAAGCGCGTCTACCGCGACGACGCATTCATTGATGCGATGGTCGAGCAACTGGCGGCATTCGACAAGTTGGTCGGCAAGTATGAAGCCGTGCTGCACCGCGCGGTGACGCAGCCGCAAGAGCGGGAGGCGGCATGACCGAGATCGTCCTCCTCAAGACGCCGGGCGGCGCCCTTGTTCCGGCCGACCCGCAGGCTACCGATTACATAGCCGGTCTGAAGCTCGGCGCACCGGTCCGCGCCGAAGTGAAGCGGATGCGGAACTACCAGTTCCACAAGAAGCTGTTCGCGCTGCTGAATCTGGCCTATGAGTCGTGGGAGCCAGCCGAGGCAACGTACAAGGGGCAAGTCGTCGGCAAGAACTTCGACCAGTTCCGGAATGACGTCACGGTGCTGGCCGGCTACTACGAGATGGCCGTGAACCTCCGCGGCGAAACGCGCCTGACGGCCAAGAGCATCAGCTTCGGCAGCATGAGCCAAGACGAGTTCGACAGCCTTTACAACGCCGTCTGCAACGTGATCCTCGCGAAGATCCTGCGCACCTACGACCGCGAGCAGCTGGACGCCGTGATGGACCGCCTGACCGGCTTCCTGTAACCAAAACGAGAGAGACAGCATGAACGCAGAATTCAACAAGATGCGCACTGATCTGGCGAACAACTTCGCCTCCGCCGGCGCCGCGCTGCTGGACTACATGACGATCGACGGCACCAAGACTGCAGCGCTGGCCGCGATCCCTGAAAGCGATCCGCAGCAGTACGCCATTGCTGGCACGCTGGCGGGGATTGCGGCGATGCTGCCGAAATCGGCGCCGGGCGTGGAGGCGATGGTTGAGGCCGAGCGCGTGCGCTGCCCTGAGTGCCGCGGAACTGGTGGAACCATGATGCTCGGCGACTGCGCAGACTGCAATGGCAAGGGCTACGGCTGGGAGCCGGTCGATCTCGCCGCTACTACGCAGGCCAGCACAGCGCAAGCCGAGCGGGCAGGCTGGGAAGCTGCGACAAAGGCGCTGATGGAGCGTGCTGCTGGCTTCCGCCGCGCTTTTGGAGGGAACTCCGAGGAGTCAGAGGAGATCATGCAATGCGTTGCCATGCTGAACGACATCAAGCCCAGCGACGCGCTTACGTGGGCTGAAAAGGAAATCGCCGACCTGCGCGCAACCACGGCGACACCCGGCTACGCCCAACTGGCAGATGCGCTGCGCAATATCCGCGATACCGCCTATTTTGATTCGTCGGTCAACGGACTGCTCTACTACCGAGAGGCCGAAAATGCGCTGGCAGTATTCGAATGCCGCGTTGCCGAGCCGAAGACGGACATTGCAACCACGGCGGCAGACCAGCAGGGCGACACGGCAAGCGCGAGCGGGGCGCTGGACGTTGACACGATGTGGGAAATACACGGCGTGGTGAAGAATGCCGGATCGACGCGCCTCGCGCACAAAATTGCTGACGCGATTGCGCAGCAGGGCGCTGCACAGGCTCAGGCTGCCGACGGCGCGATCTACGCCAGGTATGCAGCGAACGGCTTGGCAGCGGATGCGCGCGACGCGGCCCGGTATCGCGTGCTGCGTGAGCACGTTGCCCCGCGTGACGTGTCGATCAGCATGCAGGTTCCGGTTGAGGACATTCCGCCCGAACAGTCGGTTGAAGATCGAATTGACATGCTGTGCGAC